ACACAACGTGTATCATACTCAACACCACGATATGCAGTGTGACTAATCTGTGCATTGTGAAGAGCAGCTGCTTTGTTGATCTGCTTCTTGATCAGATTAAGTGTGTTCATAGTAGTTACTCCTAAAGTAGTTGGATTTTTAGGTCCGTTCCTTTAGTCGTTTGCGTCCCATTCACATTCAAGTCCAAGATACTCAGTAGAGTGTTCTTTAAGGACTTCAACTATCTCAGTTTTTACAACCCCAATGAGGTTTTCATTTGCTCTGGTCCTGGCAATGATGTCCTTGACCGCAGCACAATCCAAATTCATTGAGAGTAAAACATCAATCATGGGATGAACGGCTCCGTTCCGCGACTTACTTGCGTCTCATTTGAAATGAGATGAACGATGTGTCTATAATAGACCATATACTATATATGTGTCAAGCCTCTTTTTTCTGATGGTCCCACTCAATCACCACCTTCCTATGTTGAGTGTGGTTGTCACAGCACACCATGTACTTGACCTCACCACCTAAGAGTTCTCCTGCCTGAGAGAGGAGACTCTTAGCAATGCTTTCATTAATTACTTTGTTAGTCACTTGGTCTTCCTCCAATAGCATCCCACATATCCTGTACCATATCAGTTGGTTTAACTGTCCTTTCATGAATATGTGGATCAATCCACTCTTTCCATTTGTCTATCTGTTCTTGGGTAGGAACTTCAATTCTCACCATAGTACCTTCTTCAATGAACTCTTCATTCATTTTTTCATAGGTCTCTGGTGTAACCTTATCAAACTCAGTCACGCTGTCTCCAATCATCAGGTTTATCTCTTGCAAACCAATCTGTAATATCATCTGCACTATCAAAGATAGTCTTATGATTAGATGGATCAGGATGACCCAGATCCATCTGGTTTAAAAAATCATCAAGACTCCCTTCCTTCATGTCAGGATTTCTAGCAGATCTTCTTGCTTTTCTCAACATCTCACCAGCAGATCCATTTGCCTTTGCAAGTTTATCTGCCCAGATCATATCTTCTAATTTTACATCTTCCCCATTAACTATACACTTACAGATGTATTCTAGTCTGAGTCTGTATTGAGTAGAAAGCATATTAATCTTTTGCTGTAGTATTTATTTTAGAAGCCTTCTTCCTGTGCCTCTTCAATCATCTTTGATACAATATCTTCTGTACCATCCATGGTTTTAATAGCAAAGAGATTAGACTTCTGATACTTCTTGATCTTCTTATAGGATTTGAGAAGCTTCTTGACCTGTTCTCTTGGAACTTCAAACTCTACATTTTCAATGAATCCTTCACTCATCTTTCTTCTTCTTGGGTGCGTTCCACAAGTTGGGTTTGATGTTACCCTTTGCTTGTGTAATGTTTTTCAAGTCACCACGATAGTTATCCCAGTAGAAATCAAAGATGTCTACTGTCTTCAATGCTGTGACAATATCAAACTTTGTTATACCATCCTGGAGATACTCTACCAGGAAGGCATTGGTTGGTAATGATTTATCTTCTGCAAGGGTAGGATCACAATCTGCATGAATCTGGTTTACATCCTTTCCCATCAGGAGCGACCTCCCCACTGGATGTCAGGGTATGCTTTTTCTACTACCTTGATAGAGAGTTTATACTTTGTTTCAATCTTCTTGTCCTTTACCAAGCAGACAATCTCTGCCTCACTAGGATGAAGACCTTCAAGCATTTGAATGAACATAGTCTCTCTACGAATATTAGAGAGACCATCATTACCACCTTTCACAAAGTGATAAAGGTTCTTCCATTCCTTCCTAAGAGTTGTATGGTCTGTCCCAAGAGGTGCCTCATTCCTATTGTAAGGAACATCACCATCAGGAACCACACTAACCACAGTAGGATCAAAGTTCCAAATCAACAGTGCCTTCATAGCATCTGTTTCATATTCTTTAAGGATGTCAGCCTTCTTTTCAATAGTTCTCGCCTTGCTTACCAACTCCAAAATTTCATGCATGAAAGGGTTGGGTGGGAGTTTCTTTGATGTAGCCATAGTTATAAATTCAGGTTTGGTTATTTATTCTTCATCCTCAAGGAATGTTTCAGGACCATTTTCAAATCTCACTGCCAGAATATCATCTGGAATAATTTGTCCATGCTCATCAAACATCTCAGGATGTGTTGGAATGAAAGTTGAGTTTCTTTCAATCACATATTCTTTAAGCAGATATCCTATCACACCTCCTACTAAAAGGAACATGATAGAAATTACAGTAGACAGTGTAAGGGTGACTGCGATCATTTTACTCCTCCCCTCTAGAACTTTACTTTCTGAAGTCTTTAGTTCCTTCCTCCCTTTATTTCTAAGTAATAACTCAACACCACGATTTAGTTTAAGAGATGTTGAGTTATTTTCATTATTTAGAGGGCTTTCTTTTTCTTCCTGGTCTTTTTTCTTGCTCATACTTCCAAGCATCCTGTAGTATTCCATACAAATAATTTCTTATCTTCCTTGCCTCTGGTTTGCCCAGATGACCATACCCTTCTCTCAACTGTTGATGTTCTTTATCAGATCCACCTTCCAGATAAGAATCTAGGTCAAGGATAAGAAGATTTATCTCTTGTGATGTGGTGCTATCAATAAACTCCTGTACATCTCTCTTGGTTGCTTTACTACTTTTCAGGTAGTCATACATGTTAAGCATGAACTTTCCTTGAAAGGCGTAATCAATTGAGTGCTCTACTACATCGTAGAATTCGTAGTTCTCTTTATCATCCATCATACAAGATTATTTTCTTTGAGATATTTAACAGTTTCTGAACAACCACCAAGAATAGTATCATTAACCACAACCCTAGGGAATGTGGCACCCATACCAAACTCTTTATAGAATTCCTCTCTGGTGAAGTCCCTACCTAGTTTATACACCACATATCTCAATTCTGCAAGCTGCAATGCTGACTGAACTTTGGTACAGAAGGGACAAGCTTCCTTAGAGTAAACTGTGAAGGTCATAGTAGTATGAGAAACGGAATTGTGATTAGAAATAGTGAAATGATAATGCCCCCTGCTTGTTGTAGCAGAGGGCTAAAACTAAAATAAGGATCAGCCATTAATTAGCAATTGGGAGAGATAGTCTTGCGATACTAGTTTACCCTCATAACCAGAATAGTATTCTTCTACTCTTTGAGGGACAGCCATTACTGTTGGCCACCCACTAGCAACATAGACATAAACTGTTTTTGTTTCCTCATTGACATAGTGTGGCCAGGGAAACTTCTTCTTTCTACTCATAGGTAAATGTTTTTCCTTTTACTTTAGTATCAAATTCACCAGTTTTACCAGGGTTCATCTTGCCCACCTTAACACGCTTACCCTCACCTGGCCAAGACTTATTTGTTCCAACAAGTTGAGCACTGCCCTTGGGTTTCTTCTTAATCAGAACAGAATCCTGGTTATATTTCTTACCCAGTTTAGTGATTGCCTTCTTGAACTTCTTCTTGCCCATCTTACCTGAGGACACTACATGGGATCTCTCACCCACCTTCTTCTCATCCTTTGTACCAGGGTTCTCTGTGTACCTCCCAGAGACCTTTGTAGCACCTGGAAGACCTGCTCCCCTGATATCCTTATCTAACTGCTTGGAACGTGCCTTGTTCTCCTTGTTAGACTTGTCTCCCCTTTGAGCAGACATAATAGCCATACCACCTTTCTTATCCTTCTGACGAATACGATTGAGGGATGCCTCTTGGATGAATTGAGCGTAGGTCTTCATCTTCCTTCTTCTTTTTTTTTATTTATTACCATGCTGTTGTTTAAATTCACCTTCAGCAAATGGTTGTGATTTAGTAAGGTCTCTGCGTGATTGATTCTTAATAACAATAAAGGCATCTTTGTTATACTTGCGTGTGCCCTTGGGTGACTGCCACTTCTTATTGTAGACCTCACCAACATCAATGCCAGAGACAGAAGTGCCACCAATCTCTACATCAATCTCATCATCAACCTCCCATCCCAGTTTGTTAATTACCTGAGCAATCTGTTCTGTGAGGGTGACATCTCTTTCTTCTGGTTCAAGATTTCCAAGCATAAAAAAGGGGGCATAACCCCCACAGTATAGCAAGTTGTGTGTGAAGAGTCAATATATTTCTTCTTCTGCTTCTGTTTGAATTGTGCAATCACTGGTTGGATATGATACACACAGCAGAGCAAACCCTGCTTCAATTTGGTCATCATCTAGGAATGATTGGTCTTCTTGATTTACAGTTCCTTCTAGAACTCTACCTGCACAGGATGAACAGGCACCTGCTCTACAAGAATAGGGGAGATCAATACCTTCTTCATCTGCAGCATCAAGGATATAAGTGTCTTCATCTACTGCAAAAGTATGATCACCTTCTGTGGTCTTAAGAGTGACAGTGTAAGTAGCCATAGTACTCCATTAAAAAGGGAGGTTGCCCTCCCATTGTAACTTATTATATAGTGTTTGGTCAACCTGATACTTGTTAAAGCATACCTAATAACATGATATAGAAACAAAGGATAGTGAAAGCAACAACCACAGAACAACCAATTATTAATTGTTTGAGTGTAATGCTTTCACCATTAGGTGTTGAGTGATCACTCATAGTCATCTTTCTTATAAAGATTTTCTAATTTTTCTCTTGAAAGATCAACATACATAACCTCTTCTCCTGCAGCAGGTGCTTCAGGATGTTTTTGCTTTGCCACTTTAGGTCTCATACTAATTGACATAATATTCGCCCACATCATTGCAAAGGCTGCTCCACCAATGAGAGCAAAACAAACACCATAGACAAACAGGAGATAGTGATTCATTTTTATTATCCCATATGTCGAAAGTTTTCATATAAAATCCTAGACATTTTATAAGTGGTTCTTACCAACTTAGTCAGTAAGAATCCAATACCAAATGCTAACGCGAATGTTGCAATGGATTCCATCACAATGCATTACCTCTAGGAAGAACTTCTTCAGGGAACACAAAGTTCTCATGTGGTTGATCAGCAGGTGCCAACCAAGCACGTAGACCTTCATTCAAAAGAATGTTCTTAGTGTAAAAAGTTTCAAACTCTGGGTCTTCAGCTGCTCTAATCTCCTGACTAACAAAGTCATAAGCACGAAGGTTGAGAGCAAGACCGATAATCCCAATGCTGGAAACCCAGAGTCCCATAACTGGAACAAAGAGCATAAAGAAA